GAAGCCGTTACGCCATATTTGTATCGGTGATATGGTCGCGACGCTCCAGGGACCGCGCGCTGTCACATGGGTCAGTCGTCGATATCGTAAGCCGTGTGTCATCGCCCGTATATATGCTTCCGATATCCGGCGAGTGATCGGGCAGCAGCTTCATTCGGAGACGCATAAGGTTTTGGCGGCTTCGGGTTCTTGGGTCTCTTACCGCGATATGCGCGCCACGGCACAAGCGGATGTGATGACTTCGGGGTCCACTCAAAATTGTGCGTTCGGCAGAGACCGCGAACGACATGAAATGTCGTGCCAGTCAGGTCAGCGATTTCACGATAGCCGAGTGTTGGGTCCTGCGCGAGATCGAGGATACGGCCAACAGTCTCAGGCGCAGTGGGCTGACCAGGTGAACGGCGACGTTGAAACTCTTTCACAAGATCGGGCCAATAGTTGCGAATGGTCTGAGTCGAAACGCCAAGCTTTTGGGCCGCGGCTTTCAGTCCCATCTGGGATAATGCTTCACGCACCGTCGTTTCGTTTACCGGCCCATATTTTCGCGCGTCGCGTTCATGTTTACGATGAAGTGCCATATGCGCGGACTTCGATGGAAGCACTTGAAGGTTGGCAGGATCGTTGTTGGCTTTCACACTATCGATGTGATGAACAACTTCGCCAGGCTGAAGATATCGACCAAGGCCGCGTTCCGCAACAAGACGATGCTGTGATACATAGCCCCACGCATTGGCTTTCGGATGATCAGGACATAATTCAAGCCGATACCCGCCCATCAGTACCGTATGTCCACCCGTATACGGGGCAGCAACAGATGGCGGCAGAGCCGATCGTTTACGCTTCATGTGATATGACTCCTTGTGGTGATCAGTGGGTTATTGATTTGACGGTCGATGAAACACGTCACTATATAACACAATGTGGCATCGTTAACCAGAACTGTTTCGACGAACTTACGACGTTCACGAAGGCCCAGTTCTTTTACCTCATGAGCAGGAACCGTTCGACCACGCCGGTTCGCCCGTATATACGAGCATCGTGCAATGCGGACGCAGGGTCTTGGGTCGCGGAGCTGATCGCCTGGTGGATCGACCAGGATACCGGGTACCCTATCCAGGAGCGCTCGGGCGTTGTTCGATATTTCATACGTGGGCCCGACGACGCACTCATTTGGTTCGACTCGAAACGCCAGGCGATGCGTGAGACAGGGCGCGAAGCGACTGAGATCAAGAGTTTAACGTTCATCGCCGCGAAACTCGAAGATAATCCCGCGCTGATGCGGAATGATCCGCAGTATCGTGGCAATCTGATGATGCTGCCCGCGGTCGAACGCGAACGGCTGTTGAACGGCAACTGGAAGATCACACCCGCCGCGGGCCTGTACTTCAATCGTAGCTGGGTCCAGATCGTCGACATACCGTTAGCAACGACGATCGTCGCGCGTGGTTGGGACCTCGCGGCCACGGCCGAGACATCGATGAACGATCCCGACTATACGTCGGCCACGAAGATCGGCCGCACGCACGACAATCGTTATATCGTCCTCGATCATAAGTGGCTACGTGGATCACCAGGAGACGTGGAACGTATGATCAGGAACGTCGCCAGCCAGGATGGGTTCGGGGTCACCGTAGGCCTGCCCCAGGACCCAGGGCAAGCCGGCAAAGCGCAGATCGCCAACCTCGTGACGATGCTCGCTGGCTACCCGATCGATTACAGCCCTGAAACAGGCGACAAAATAACTCGGTTCAGCCCGTTTAGTGCCCAGGCCCAGGTCGGCAACGTCGTCGTGCTGCGTGGTGACTGGAACGATAGGTGGCTTAGTCAGCTTGAAGGATTTCCCGAATTGCCACATGACGATGATGTCGACTCAACGTCGCGCGCGTTTCAGATCGTCATAGGTGGCAATCTGGCGCAGTGGGCACGGCTATGACGATAGTCAACGTCGCTATCGGTCAATCGATCCAGGCCGCGATCGACGCCGCTCAACCCGGTGACACGATCGACGTGGCGGCAGGCACGTACAACGACCAGTTCCTTACGATCCAGAAGAGCATCACGCTGCAGGCTGTCGGCGGTGAGGTGAAGCTGGTCGAGGATCAGTCGCCGCCCAACGGTAAAGCGATGATCACGGAGGGGGCGAGTGGCCTCAATGTGGCAATCAATGGGTTCGACATTAGCGGTGTTGCTGTATCGGATCGAAATGGCGCTGCGATCCGCTATGAGGGCGGCAGCCTATCGCTCAAGGACGACTACTTCCACGACAACCAGGAAGGCCTGCTCGGCGCCGCCGATCCGAACGGTAGTATTGCCATCGACCATTCAGAGTTTGCCAACAATGGCGATGGATCTGGATCGACTCATAACATTTACGTCGGTGCTATTGCATCCTTCAGCATCACTAACTCATACGTCCACGATGCCGTCGTTGGACATGAGATCAAATCTCGCGCCGCGTCCAACACCATCACCAACAACCGCATCTTCGACAACAACGGGAGCGCGAGCTATTCGATTGATCTGCCGAACGGCGGCAACGCAAACATCTCAGGCAATCAAATCGAGCAGGGGCCGAACACCCAGAACCCGTTCATAATCGCGTATGGAGAGGAGGGTGTGTCCAATCCCGGCACTAACGTGTCGATTACTGGCAACACTGTTGTTAATGATGATCCTGGCGGGCGTGGTGTTCTGGACCCAAGTGGCGCAGGTCTTGGCCTGTCAGGCAATCAAGTGTTTGGTCTGCCACCATCCAGCTTTGGCCTGGACACCGTGCTTCTGTCTAGCCGACCAAGCCTCGATACTTCTGCGCTGACGTTCATTGCACAACCAGCAGGATCACCGTTACCGCCAGTACCACCTCCAGAACCAGTGCTTCCACCGCCAGCACCACCACCAACGCTCCCACCGCCGCCTCCGCCTTCGCTGACTTTGAGCCAATACCATTCCCTCGTGCTGGCGGATTTTAACGCTTACGCCGCGATCCATCCAGATGTCTGGCATGACACGCTCGCGGTCCACGCGCTGATGACCGAGATATCCAGTCACGTCGTTCTCACGACGCCGCCCCCTGGAGACTTGTGGACGCATGTCTGATACACCAGGAGAAAAACCGCGCGTCAAAGTCGCAGCAGGCAGCAGCCCGGAGAGATTGGGCAGTTTAACTCACGACAACATCTCCAACTTCGTCGCTCGTATAGGCGTCTCTCAGCCCAACCAACTCGCTGCATCGAGCTACGGCTTTCATCCGATCAGCCGCATCTCCCAGATGCTCGAATGGGCGTACCGTGGCTCATGGATCATCGGCGCAGCGGTCGACGCGGTCGCCGACGACATGACGCGCGCTGGCGTTCAAATGAACTCAGAGACCGACCCTGACGACATCGAGAAGCTCCAGGCCGCTATGCACGAGACGTTGCTTTGGCAGCAACTCAACGAGACGATCAAGTGGAGCCGGTTATACGGCGGCGCGATGCTGGTGATGCAGATCGACGGCCAGGATATGGCGACCGAACTCGATCCCGAAAGCGTCGGCCTCGGTCAGCTAAAGGGCTTCGTCGTCATCGATCGCTGGATGGTGCAGCAGACTTTCAACGATCTCGTCATGGACTACGGTCCCGACTACGGAATGCCGCGCTTCTACGACGTGATCTCCACCGCGCCGTTCATGCCGAGGATGCGTATCCACTACACCCGCGTCGTCAGGATGGACGGTGTCCGCTTACCCTTCCGACAGAAGCTGGCCGAGAACGGCTGGGGCATGAGTGTTGTGGAACGCTTGTATGACCGGTTGATCGCCTTCGACAGCGGCACGATGGGCGCCGCGCAGCTGCTCTACAAAGCCTACCTGCGGACATATAAGGTCAACGGGTACCGCACCCTGATCGGCGCAGGCGGCGAACTGACTGAGAAGTTCGTCAAGTCGATGGACCTGATGCGGATGATGCAGTCCAACGAGGGTATGACCGTCATCGACAAAGACGATGAATTCGAGACTCACGCTTACAGCTTCGCGGGTATCCCAGAGACGCTGATGATCCTCGGCCAGCAGATATCAGGCGCGCTCGGTATCCCGCTCACTCGTCTGTTCGGTCAATCGCCCGCCGGAATGAATGCGACCGGCGAAAGCGACATGCGCAATTACCACGACATGATCAACGCTGGGCAAGAGGCACGATTACGGCGCCCGCTGACGCGCGTGTTCGAGGTGATATGGCAGAGCGAGTTAGGCAAGGCGCCGCCGGATACCTGGGGATTTGTGTTCCGCCCGCTGGTTCAGTTGAACGAGATGGAGAAGGCTGAGCTTGCGGAGCGTGACACGGCGACGATCGTGTCTGTGCATACCGCGGGTATCATCAGTACGACGATCGCGCTCAAGGAACTCAAGCAGTCTAGCATCATCACGGGGCGTTTCACCAACATCACAGACGAGGACATCAAAGACAGCGAAGAAGCGCCACCGCCCTGGGAGCAACCGCCGCCTGGCGCAATGCTGCCTGGTGCGGGAGGTGCTAAACCCCCGGGTGGTGAGGGCTTACCGGGGCTGCCAAAACCACCGACGGTTGAAACGGGCGAGGACGGGCATCAACATATCTATCTCGGCGGTAAATCCGATGATGGTGGTTGAATTCATCATCGCGTTCGTGGTGATCTTCGTTGCTGCTATCACTTGATCGCGTTGAGACGGCGGAGGAACGCCGCCAGCGCGAACGCGAGGAATTCAACGCTGAGCGTGAATACGGGCGCGCCTACAACGCGCAACGCTCGTACGGCGCGTCTCTACGTCAATACGCCAAGGTCATTACCCGGATCATTGAGCATCACGCGGAAGGCACGCCACCGATAGTGCCGCCGCATCGTATGCCGGAACTTAACTATGCGCTCGAACGCTACCGCGCCGCGTCGATCCCGTGGGCTAGCCGTACAGCAGCACGGATGCTGTACGAGGTCGATCGACGCAATAAGACCGCCTGGATGAAGAATACACAAAAGATGGGGTTGGCGATACGGCAGGAGCTGGTCGCCACGCCCGTCGGGGCAACGGTAGAGAGCCTCCTTGCTTTGCAGGTCGATCTTATCACGAGTCTGCCGACGGACGCTGCAGCCCGCGTCCAGGAGGCGTCTATGGCCGCGTTGACGACAGGCGCGCGATATCCGGAGCGTGAAGCTGAGATTGAGGCAGCTTTGCGCGCGGCGCATCCCGATGATATCGGCAATTGGATGAAATCGCGCGCGACGCTGATCGCTCGAACGGAGACCGCGCGGTCTGCGTCAGTTCTAACCCAGGCGAGGGCGGAATATATCGGATCCACGCACTACATCTGGAAAACAGCCGGCGACGCGCGCGTACGCGAGAACCATCGCAAGCTGAATAACACGACGCAGGCCTGGGCGGATCCACCTGAATCGGATCCACCGCTCCATTCACACCCCGGGCAGATCTGGAATTGTCGTTGCCTCGCGATCCCGGTCATCGCAGGATAAGCAGTAAAGGTAGCGCCCGGCGTGGGTCAGTTGCCAGCCTGTGACGACGACGGATAAGCGACCTGGGAATATGCGTTCCATCACCGCTACGAGGCCGTCACGTTCTAGTTGCAGATAGACTTTCGATCGCGATTGGTATGGTAGGCGACCTTCGATCTCAGCCGCGAAGATTTTTTCCAAAGCCCGCCGCGCGGTTTCTGTGAGAGGTGATGCTTTATGTTGTGGCATACCGTTTCACGCCTTTCTGATCATCTGGAGTTGACGCCTGAGGGCTTTATGCTGGTGCGCGCTGTCCCGATTGCACGCTGTGGCCAGCAGCTGTATCGTGACTTTGAATTGCCTGATCTGATCGCGAATGGTGACGGCTGGATCGCATGTGATCGTGAACCTGCTGAGGTATTCCGTGACGATAGTATCGCGTCGTTTCACGGCAAGCCAATTACGGATGATCATCCTAATGAGGTCGTCACACCGTCGAATTGGTCAGACCTCGCGATCGGGCATATGCAGAACGTTCGCCGCGGTACCGGTGACAATCATGATGTCCTCGTTGCGGATCTATTGTTCACGACGCAACGTGGCATCGACCGTGTGCGTGGCGGTAAGCGTGCCCTGTCGGTGGGCTACGACGCTTACTACGAGCAGACCGCACCGGGCGTCGCGCGCCAGCGTAACATCGTTGCCAATCACGTCGCGCTCGTAGACGAGGGACGATGTGGCGCGCGCTGCACGATCGTCGATGGATCACCGTGGTACGCCATCGATGCCGAATCTGAGATCCCTTGCGACTGTCAACAGGAGGACACTATGAGTAAGCGTTCAATCAGCGACCTCTTGTCGAGCGTCGCACGTTCCGCGTTCTTCGCGACCGACAAGGCCCACATCGACAAGATCGTCAAAGATGCCGTGGCGACGAAGGACGGCGACGACGATGATGACAAGCACAAGGAGCCGGATGGCGACGAAACTGGATCTCACATCCACATTCATCTGGAAGGCAAGGACGCTGTGAAGGTCAAGGACGCTGACGACGACGACAAGAAAGACGATGACGACAAGAAGGATACCGACGACTCCGCTCTTGGCAAGCGCGTTGCGAAGCTCGAAGACGGGATGACGAAGCTCCAGGACGGAATGACGAAGGTCCTCGATGCGATCGCGAAAACGAAGGATGAGACGAAAGACGAAGATAAAGATGACGACGATGACGACAAGAAGGACACCAAGGACGTAGACGCTCCCGATGGCGAAACCGGCGCATTGTCGGCTGAGAAGCTCGCCGCTGCTGAGCCGGAACTGATGGAGGCCGATGGCTCCAAGAAGACCGGCAGGATGCAGATGGGCGACGCCAAGTACGTCGAGACCATCAATACGAGGCTCAAGCTGCTGGTCAAGGACATCCGCGCCCGCGCCGAGGTACTGTCGCCCGGTATCAAGCTGACGATGGACGCCAAGCCAGGAGCGGCGACGCAGAAGGCGCTGTGCGATGCCCGCCGTACCGCGCTGACCAAGGCGATCGCCACCGATAGCGGCAAAGCGGCGGTCGGCAGCTTCACGGCAGCGGACATCCAGGGGATGTCATGCGAGATGGCGCGCACGGTGTTCCGCGATGCCAGCGAGCGCATGAAGGCGCACAACAACCGCAGCCAGTCATCGGGCGGCAACTTCGTCGCGGCTGACAGCCCGTTCGTGGGGCGCGACGCCCAGGTTGATAAGCTGAAGCAGATCAATCAGGCGAATCACGACTTCTGGTCTAAGCAGACCGGAGCCGTGCGGCACTAACGGCAAACATAGGAGGCAAGAGTGGTAGCTTTTCAGTACGCCCTTCCATCGGGCATCCCCGGCGCACCGAACCGGATCGGCGCCGGTAACACGACAGAGGCCGCGATCATCATGCGCACCCAGCCGCCGACGTTCTACGGGCAGGTTGTGGTGATCGAACCGAGCAACGGACAGGTACGTCCGCCGAACGCCTCTGATCCTGCAACGCCTGCATTCTATGGACTCTACGTGCGCCCCTATCCGACGCACGCCACGCAGGACGCCCTCGGGGTCGATACCCCGCCGACACAGGGCGAGGCGAACATCATGAAGCGCGGCTATATGCTGGTGCGTCTGTTCGGCGCCGGACAGGCTGCGAAGGGCGCTCCCGTCCACGTGGGAACGCAAGCCGCCGTAGCGCCGAACGTGATCGGAGGAATCACCGCATCTCCGATCGGCGCAGGCATCGTGGCGTTGGGCAATCCCGGCACGACGTACTTCATGGGACCAGCGGACGCGACCGGCATGGTCGAGATCGCCTTCAACATCTAACCGCGCGCCTGTCGCGGGCTTACCGCAGGCACATCACACAACTTCATAGGAGGCTGCCATGCCGCTCGACGGCCTGGGACGCTTTGGCATGGGAGGCAATGGCGGTCCTGCCTTTACCTTCGATGCTACAACGAGGGACGCGACTGGCGTCTTTCTGATCGGCGAATTGGAGCGTCTCGACCAAACGCTGCATGAGCCACTGGTCGCCTATACGTGGGGCCGCGACATCGATGTCAGGACCGACGTGACGGTCGGCGATGAAGTCTCGTCCTTCACGCTGTCATCCTACGCTGCGACAGGCGGTATCGACCCGGCTGGCGTGTCGTGGATCGGCAAAGACGTGAACGCGATTACCGGCGCACAACTGGACATCGGCAAAGTCCCGCAGCCTTTGTACCTCTGGGGCATGGAACTTTCCTACACGATGCCAGAGCTTGAGTCGGCGATGCGCGTCGGGCGTCCGATCGATGATCAGAAGTATCAGGTCATCAAGCTGAAGTACCAGATGGACGTAGATCGCTGCGTTTATGTGGGCGACACGACGATCAACAGCTACGGGCTGCTGAACCACCCAGCGGTGACGAACGTCGCGAACGTGACGGGCGGCACATGGGCAGCGGCACAGGCTGCGAACAATCCCGACATCATCCTCGCGCAGGTCAACGAGATGCTCGAGGCGACGTGGCGGGCGAGTGCCTGGGCGGTGATGCCGACGGAACTCCGCGTTCCGCCTACCGAGTTCGGCATCCTGGTCTCTATGAAGGTCTCTAACGCGGGCAACATCTCGCTGATGCGATTCATCCAAGAGAACAGCTTGTGCAATACGGCGAACGGTCGACCGCTGAACATCCAGCCGTTGAAGTGGCTGAACGGACGCGGCGCGGCGGGGAGCCAGCGCATGATGGCCTACACGAAAGAGTATGATCGGGTCCGTTACCCGATGACGAGCATGAACCGGACGCCGCTTGAATGGCGTTCGCTCTACAATCTGACGACTTACTACTGCCGTCTCGGCATTCTCGAGATGGTCTATCCCGAGACTGTTTCCTATCGCGACGGCATTTAGCCGCCGCTGCACTAATCTCTTTTAAGCCCAGAGCCAGCAGATTATTCCGCCGTAAGGCGCACGTTGGCTCACCACTTTCTACGGAGACAGCCGATGCCCATCATCCATGTCGCCAAACGCTTCATGCTGAAGGACGACAACAATCGTCTGACGGAGTACGAGGTCGGTCGCTACGAGGTCACGCAAGAGATCGCTGACCATTGGTACGTGCAAGCCCATCTTGAGGGCTTCGTAGAGCCGCCGCCGCGCGTGGGCACCGAGCAGGCCCAGCAGGCATTCGCTGAACAGGCGGCGCGGATGGCAGAGCCGACAGACGCCCAGACGCAGAAGCCAGCGCCGTCGCCCGCGACACAACAGGCAAAACCGGAGCGACGGTTTGCGGGACGCGATGTGCCTAAGCCTGTCGATACCGGCCTGTCGTCGTTCATCGATCCGAGGACGGTGTGATGACTGGACCTGAAAGCCTGGAACCAATCCTTCAGTTCTTCGCCTACGCGCATCTGCCGTCAGAGTTGCAAGAGGTCAGCATGCCGTTCTGCAATCTGGCGATCCAAGTGGTGACCGTGTTGCCACGCAATCCGGAACGCACCGTGGCGTTGCGCAAGCTCTTAGAGGCCAAAGACGCGGCTGTCCGCGCGCGTATCTACGCGACTGGCGAGATGCCGCTTCAGAAGGTTCCCTGACATGCAAACAGTCGCGCCCGTCGTCCGCACGACGCTGATCTCCTGCGTCTATGATCCAACGGGTCTGGCGAACGTGATGCTGTTCGACAACAGCGTACTCGCATGGTTGGTCGATGAGACGGGCGTGCTGCCTGTGGTTCCTGTGATCCTGGGAACGTTGGCTCCGACCGCGCCCGCGACCGCGCCGATCTTCTCGCCGCAATGGGCGGCAAGGAACGGCCATGAGTTTATGATCCCCGACATAGCGCGCGGATCGCCGGGGGATTTGTTCACATTCCTCTCGACCAATAACGGCGCCAATCGTCCGATCTATGCCAACTTCACGGACGTGGGGCTGATCAACGACTTCAATACCTGGGCGCGCGCGCATCCGACGCTGCATCTCAAGGACGTGCCGGTATGGTGAGCGACATCATCCCCGACGACTCCCGGCTCCAGCCGGGCTATCTGCCGAACACGCCATTCGATGCGCCGCACAACCCGTATCTGTCCACGATCAGGTTCCGCGAGGACTTCCCGGAGTTCGCCGACACGGATGTCTACACTAATCAATCTGTGCAGTTCTTCATCGACATCGCGGGCCTCGCCGTCATTCCTCGCTTCTGGTGCAACTTCACAGTCTACGGCCAGGAGTTGTACACGGCGCACATGCTGGCGCTGCGACAGTACTCGATCGCGCGCGCGGCTAATGCGCCGCCTGGAACGATGGTGCCGGGGATGCCGATGGGGTTACCGGCGAGCAAGAGCGTATCCAAGGTCTCCGTCAGCTACGATTATAGCCAGTCTGTGATGGAAGGCTGGGGGCCATGGAATACGACGAGCTATGGTCAGATGTACGCGTTCTACGCGCAGATGGTCGGCACGGGCGGCTTCGAAGTGCTGGGCGTCGGCATGGAAAGCAGCCTGTCCGGCAAGGTGCTGGGATGGAGCCACGGCGTGATGAATTCC